TTAGCTCAATAAATAGAGATCTAATATAGTTAAGTCTCAAATCGATGGGATTAAGGGCTGCTCTAAGAGTAATTTGTTGATTCATCCAAGCCCAGATACCAAACATACTAATAGGTGTAGAGCCAAGAATTGAAGCAGTTAGAAACTCCTTCTTAGTTACAGGAATCCAGTTATTCTGCCCAGTCTGACTCTCAAATAGCTCTTGAATCTCTACCAAATCGACTGGTAGAGCAGGAACAGTGGTAAATCCAATAGTAGTTACACCAGTCGGGACGGCTATAGTAGCCGAATGATTGTTTGTAACTGGTATATTGTTTAATTCAAATATCTCTTGCAGCTCCGATAAAGTAATGTTTAGATATGGTAGTAGCACTACATCAGTATAGACTGCTCTATCTGCATCGTTCAGAAGAGCAGCAGCACTCCTACCTAACATGCTAGTCCAAGTTGCCATCTTATCCTGCTGCCAGTTTGATGTCCTTTGCTCTAGGATGAGACATATCTACATTTCTACAAGTTGCACAGATAGGAAAATCAGGATTCTTTAGTGTTCCACAAGCAAAGCATCTAATCATTTCCATCTGAACTTCCATCTTAAGCCACGGCACATTTTCAAGTCCTAATTCTGAAGCAGCCATACGCATCTCATCCCAAATAACTAGTGGATTACCATTACTACGAGCCCATAGACTATTAGCAAGACGAACTAGAATCTTATACCAATTATCCTGCTTACTCTTAGTCTCAGCAAGTTTAATCTTGTAATCAGTCATAATCTTCTCTTTTGAAATATCTCCAGGAACGAAGAATAGCCCTGGCATAGAACCTGCCATATCACATGCAAGCATACCATTGCAATAATCAACAATAAGAGACTGAGCAATTTGGACTGCTGATACTGGAATCTCCAATAGTGGTTGCTCAATATCGTTGTCCTTCCACCATGAGCTAGGAGGAATTGCAACTATAGATGGATTGCTATAACTTCCAGCAGGAATCTTGAATCTACCAGGCTGAATAGTCTCTTTAACCTCATTAATTTCTTTAGGATAGATACTAACAATAGTCGCTATATCCATAGGATTTCTAAGAGTGCGAATCATTGGTCTAGGTATGATAAACTCACCTACTTGTCGAGAGCCTACATTGCTCATTATGCCTCACTTTTGCTCGTCATGAGCAGGAATATTGACTTTCTGATTGAAGTCAGTAACTCCATAGCGATGTGCTAAGGCATCACCGGCTGGAGTTTCATTACCAAATAATTTAAATTCCATATCTGCAATCTCTTTAAGCTTAGCTTCTTTAGTAGCCTTCTCATCCTTATACTTCTTATGATGGCCAGCACTCTTAACCTGATCAAATATGGATTCAATAATAAGTTTACAGCCATCAAAATAAGGAGGAAGATATTCTCCATGTCTATCTTGAAATGTCCATGCTGGCTCGTAACTAGTCTTAGTAACTAGATCAGTCTGTCCAAAAACTGGAACTTGTCTCTCTAGGATGTATCTTTCTGTAATATGTTGATACTTTCTGACCTCCCTAACCTCAGGATATAATAGCTCCCATCCTTCATCTGTATGGGTCATCTCGCGCTTTTCAATCATGTCTTCAGACCATACTACTCTCCATCGTGGACTACCATCAGGCTCTACACCAAATTCTCTCTGTAATTGCTGGTTAATACGATCAATAGGTTCGACTAGTTCCATCTCAGTGATCTACAACAACTTGAATTGCATCCACAGGTCCGATAGAAGTATTAGATCCAGCAAAGTTCTTATGCTTAGTAGCTCCAGTAATAGTTGGTTGTGCAGTAGTTCCACCTACGGAAGTAACAACAATAGGAACATTAACTATCTGTCCTACAGCAATCTCACTTTGAAGTCTATCTGTTGGCATTAGATGTTCCTCTTAACTCTCCAATAGTCATGTCCAATTGGAATGTTGGATTCTAACCCACCATGCTCTGCTAGAACTCTTTGGCAATATTCTAATGGCTTATCAGGATTTAATTCAGTTGCCCATACAACTGTTCCATCTTTAGGCTTAGTAGGCATCTTAGGCTTAGGAAATACAACAGATTCATCAGGAGTTGTTTTTGCCAACTTACACAACTCCGTGAATATACCACTTGCCAGCCGTAGAACTATAGACAAGTGTATGTAGTCTATTCTGAATTAGAGTAGCTCCTGCAAGAATATTTCCACCAGTCCCTAATACGATATTACCATCAGTAGGAGTTATGAAGATTATAAGCCCACCACGATCAACCATAAGTGGTGATCTAATAGTATCAACCTGAGTAGCACCAGTGATACGAACTAAGTCTGCCTTGACGGCTATCTGAGTTGCAGAAGCAACTGTCTCTTCTGTAGTCCGACTCTGCATTCCTGGAATCATTCCATCCTCCACCAGATTCCATTTAGTTGAGTGAGAGGTAAGACCCCGCTCTACCTCCCACTCAATTGTGTTACACTACTGCACTGACAGCACCAACCCAATACTTGGCAGTTGTAGGATCATACACGAATATAACTGGAACATTCTGAACAGGCTGTGCAGCCCTTTGAATGTTACCAGTAGTAAGCAATGCTCCAGGTGAAGCATTAGTAAAGACAAATACCAACATATGAGCTCCAGATACAGGAGGTGTAATAGTAGCTACTTGAACAGTTCCAGTTACGAATGTTAGAAATCCAGTAGGAGTGATAGTAGCCGCGGAGGCAATAGTCTTAGGTGTAGGTTGCTTATCGCTCTGGACAGTTGAAATGTCCTGGAAGCTCAGGTCAGGCATCTGGCTAAATCCTTTCTAATATCCAGAGGGAACAGCAAGGAGATCAATATAGGCAGTCGCAGCAGGATTCAGAACGAACGTCTGAAATCCAACTACCATATAGAAGATATCAGCGGTTGCTACACCACCAGATGGTCCACGCAATTCGAAAATCCTGCGTCCATCTGATGTGTAGAATCCAATAGGCAGAATCTCTGCACGGCCCCATACAGAATTAACAACGAAGTCGATACGAGTCCTATTCCAGTTAAAGTGTGGCTTAACAGGTGCTCCTGCGAGCTGCATGTTATCGCCGAAATACATATTCAAGGCCTCTTCTTTTGGCCCTTTATGAATGATAGAAACTAGCTGTCCAATTTCTTCATATGCCTGCTGCTGGGCCGGATGGGTCCAAGCATCGCACTTGAAGTTATTGTCCATTCCAACTCTATTACCAATCTTGTTAATAGCCAGTCTAGGCAGTGGAAGTGTTAGAGGGTTATTACCAGCATTAACTCTGTTGCTTCTGATTTCGGGAGTGATGCTACGATCAAACCCAAGCCAGGTGCCAACAGAAGCATTAGAGTGATGATATGGAACACCATATAGAGCTGGCAGTGAAGTAGGTGAACTAAGTCCATCAGTAATCAATACATCAGTAGCGGCTGCACCAGCAACGGCAGGTGTGACGCTAATCTGTTTATTCTCTACATCCCACATAGTAACTACACCTTTACCTCTAAAAGTAGCCATAGTAGCATCATACACCTGGACAACCTGATCAGGTCTCATAAGACGAGCACCAAATCCATCAGTAGTTAAAGTATATGTATCTACTCCACCAGAGGTGGTTACAGATGTAATAGTTCCAATCTGTCCAGTTCCAGGCTGCTGAAGCTGAGCATCAATCTGCCTACGCAGTTCAATGAGTGCTCCAGCAGTAAGTCGTCGGACAGCATTAATAACTGCCTTACGTTTATCATCAGTAGACCACTGAGTTAGCTTGGTATATTCAATATTCTCTGAAAGAAATACTGGCCTAAGAACGGCCTTATCCCAAGTAGGACCACCACCTCGACCAAGGTCTCCACCGTTAGGATTGAAATACTGGAATCTGCCACCAGGCCTCAATTCCAGTGGTGCTCTCATCTCTCGAAAGCTTACTACTTCAACATCACGTTTCTTAACATTTGAATAGAAGTGATCATCACTTTCATATACAACTTGCACTTTCGGCAGAACTCTTTCAAGTTCTGTTCCGGCTACCTGAGATTCAATAACAGGAGGCATATCCAATCACCTCTCGGGTGGAAAAACGATTAATCTCTAGAGAAGAATTCCAAGACGGATTCACCCTTCTCTATTTTGTTTTTTCCGCCTGATTGGCGCGGACGGCCAGATTCAATTGGTCCTCTACGAGGACGTTCTTCCTTATCTTCCTTCTCTTCTTTATCCTCACTTTTTCGAGGTGAGGAGTCTTTTAGAGCTTCCGCTCTGGCCTTCTTGATTACAGATGGGAGCAACTGCTTGGCTTTACCCAAATATGTAGACCTAATTCTATCTAATGAACTGCGTGAGAATCTGTCGTTAAACGCAGACTCCCAAAGCCTGTCAAGATTCTTTCTAAAAGAAGTATCATTGCCAATATTCTGATGCAACATATTCAAAGCATCGCGAATAGCATTCTTCTTAATATAGGAACTCATCTCTCCACTACGATCTATATATTCACTGATAGTGGCTTTAAGTGTATTATCAACACGAGTTTGCAAGTCACCTCTTGAAGTCTCGAACCTCTCCCTAACGAAGTTGGTTCGTTCTCTTTCCAACTCTTCATCTTGCTCATTAACTTTTTCAACTCTTGGCTTAGGAGGTGTATAGTTGCTAGTGCCAAACAAAAACTGATTAAGAGTTAGAGCAGCATTATGTAGTGCTTCACCAGCTTCTTTATTACTACCAATAATATTTCTAGCTTCCTGAGATAATTCGTGAATCATATGTTTACCGATGTTACCAACTACTTCAAAGTAAGCTTCTTTATCTACCTTAGCTAGAGCAGGAAGATAAGAATCTACAATCTTATCAAAAGCTTTCTTGTCATTATTCTTAATTTGAGCAAGAACAGTCTCAGTATTACCTTTTATCAAATCTTGTTCAAATCTATCTAATACCTGTGCTCGTTCAGCTACATCTCTTGCATCATCGAATGAGCCGAATAAGTCAGTATATTGTCTATCACGAAACATCATCTTTTCAATAAAAGGAAACTCCTTAAAGAAATTAGGATACTTAGCTGCTATTTCCCTCTTCTTAGGAGGAGCATCTATTTCAATTTCCTCTTCTTCACCTTCAGGTTTAGCACGTTTCTTATCCTTGTTATCTTTATCTTCCTCTAAATCTAACTTCTCTTCCTCTTCTTCATCTTCCTTAATTTCAATATCAGCATCTTCCTCTTCAATCTCTTCTTTATCACTCTTATCACCCTTAGCAGGAATCTTAACTTTACTAGTATCATCTTCTAGATTAAAGAAATCAGCAACATCCTCAGCAGATTGTTTACTAGCAGAACCGGCAGGCTTATCTGCTACGCCAGTATTACTGGATGGGAGATCTGGCATCACTTCCCTCTTTTACTCTTTCTTCCTGTTTTGGCTTAGCAGGAGTTCGTTGGCCATTGTTGCCATTAGCCGGTGGTTGACCAGATGCTTGAGCAGCTTGTGCCATCATCTGAGCTTGCTGCTGTTGCGCTAGAATATCCATATGAGCTTTCATATGAAGTAATACATTCTTATATCCATTAGGATTATCAGTCTTAGCAAGACGTCCAGCTTCACTAATCAACCAGCTACGACAGATAGAAGCTTCAATCTGATGATCATCAACTAAAAGATCTACCTCTACCGATGGCAATTCGGTGGGGACGGGTGGCTGCCCCTGTTGTTGGGCCATCACTATCTGAATAGGATCTGGTGGTATAATGATAGGCTCTGAGTTGATTAAAAGTTGAATCTCCTCATGCTGCTTAGTCCTATCATCCTCACCTGGCAGCCTAAACTCTGGCATCTTTACAACTTTACGAATGAATGGCAGATTCTCAGGAGATGTAAGAGCATTCATAATTTCCATATTATTCAGTTCCATTAGTTTCATAACAACATCAGCCTTCTGTTCATCACTAACAGGTATAGTATCTCCATGCTCTATTTCAACAGAGCCAATCTTACCAGAAACTTCTGCGCGTCGAATAATAGTATTAACGAAGCTACCGGAATCCTTACGTTCAACTATCCTCTCATCACCCTGTCTCTTAATCAGCTTCATATAGGCTGGAATAGCTTTACCAAATATAGTCTTCCACCACACACTAAACATACGCCAAGTAGTTTGTAGCCTTTGCAGACTAGCCGTTCTACTCATTTGATATTCAGATGCAGTCCTCGAACTTCCAGAATCCTGACTACCACCAAAAATACTTGGCATTGCAGCCGAAACAAACTGTCCCAACTGCTGAACGATCTGATAGAATTGAAATATCTCTGGAGATAATGCAGCAGACTTAGTGCTGAAGAAAGACTCACTAATGTTCTTAGAGCCACCCTGTAATTTAGTAGGAGTGATATAACCAGGAGCAGCTTCTAACTGAGTCTGTGCCTCAAAATTAACAACAGCCGGGTCTGCCCAAGTTTGAGTTATTCCATGTTCAATAGTTTGTAGAGTAAGAGAAATCAAATCATTCGTAATATCTTGAAGATTAGTAAGCAATTCTCCCATAGGATCGTGATTAAGAAAATCGTGTATAGGATTTCTAGTAAGCGTCCAACAATCATCCAAAGATTCATTCTCGGCATCAGCACATATATCATTAACCATCACCACCTTGGCGCCATCTGGATACAACTTAGTAAGTTTTTCGCAATCCTCTTCGTTAAGAATTTCGAAGGAGGCCGGGCGAAGCCAAGTATTCTTAACAGTTACTTGCTCTTCTGGAAAAGCGTTGCGATATTGAGGATTCAATCGAGCATATTGTTCATATGGGTCATTGACTCCACTCTTGGCCCATCCTCCTTGGGGAAGATCATCTCGTAATCTTGGATAGGTATGTAAAGCATTGGCGTAATGAGTCTCATAACTATAGATTAGATACGGAGTGTCCTTCTGCTGATTAGCATAGTTCGCAACCTTAACATATAAGCCACCTTTAATATCAAAGCAAATCCTGCTCTTAGGCTTGGTATTCATTCCTACAAATCTAGGAATAGTAAGCTTAGTCTTTTGTAGTTCTGGGTCTAAACTCTGTAGACAAGCAGTGCAGAGAGGCCCCTGTTCATCTAGCTCTGAATTAATATCTATGTTATCATCATCAGGAGCAAATCCATCTCTAATCTCTTCAGAGACTTCAAAGTCTGGAGGACCAGGAGGAACTATCTGATCTTGTTGATTAGGCTGCTGCCCTGGAATCTGTCCAAGCTGATCAAGTGGAAGTTGTTGTTGTTGAAGCTGCTGTTGAAATACTTCATCTTTTAGTCTTTCACCACAATGAGGACATACATAAGACTCAATTTCTTCGTTCTTGTATTTCTTCTCCTCATAAGTGCCATATGTCTTATCTTCCTTCTCATAAACATAGCAAGCAACCATTCCTTCAGTGCAATGTATATATAGTGCATGTAGCCAGAGGAACATAATATCGTTATGTTTGTAGAGCAATTCACCAATCTTATCTCCTGCTTTAGCAGTGCTCAGATCATCTGGATTTTCAGCATCATCTGGAACGCAGACAATACCTGGAATTTGAATGGACAGAGCAGCGATAATTGTTTCTAAGAAAGCACGAAATACATTGACTGGTCTATCGTAGTATTCTTGATCATTGCCATCGTAAGCTAGATCATCAGCGCCGTAAATCCGATAATCTCTAGCCGATTCGCTCCAATAGATCTGACTAAAGTTATTCCAATAAAGCTTTAATCTTCTATAATGTCGTAGCTGTCTTTCTCTGACAATCCTATCTTCTGAGTCAAAATGATCTACGACTATCTTAAGCAGTCTTTTAATTTCATCATCCAGCTTAGGCATGATTCCTACTTCTTGCTGAAGAGCCTTCGCTTCTCTGGAGATGTCTTATGGATAAACTCCTCAGCTACATCTTTAGATGGTCCCACTCCCTTAGTTGTTTTCTTACTAGGATTGTGAGCCATCATCTGCATGAATCGATATTGCTTTCCAGACTTCGCTGGCATCTTAGACTCCTCCAGCTAGAAAGTAAAAGAAATGAAATTCTAATTGCCCTGCAGTAATGGCAGCACCAGCTATGGTGAAGTTAACTGTAGCTGGACCATTATTTATACGAATCACACTAGAAGTGAACCAAGGTAAAATATTATTATTTTGTATATTGTTAAAATCTCCATATGCTCTAGCTGGAACTAATATACTATTTCCTAATCCAATTAGTCCTATCGCCAGAGTAGCGGCTCCACTAGATTCTAGATCAGTTAATGAAACAAAGAATCCACCTGTTATTATTGCACCATTAGGAATGATTACTTTATTTATTGGAGTTCTAGTTCCTATCCCACCTCCATCTAATGTCTGATCATAAGTAAACTTAGCTAGCCGAAATATCCCATGGCCAGAAGGAGCTAGTGTAGGAATTGGTGTAAAACTAATCCAAGTAGGAAGATCCTTAGTTCCCATATTGATATATCGTGTTCCAGTATTTGTGTCAATACATATAGATCCTTTACCAAGAATGTTTACTCCAGTCCCTTGTAGACCATCAATAGGAATACCTTTTACTGTTACATCATATATTGATAGCTCCTCTACCCTATTGCTTAAGAGCCAAACATCTTTAGCATGAGAAGGTAGATTTGGCATCCTACCCTATCTAAGGCTATACGTCTGTTATTGTAACAGTGCGAGATGCCGGAGTGAATGTAACTCCAGTTAGGTCTGAATACTGGACAGTCAGCATACGAGGTGGGTTATCGGCGTAGATGTCAACGGCTCCATCCTTAAATCTAAAATTCATACTGATAACTTCAGTAATGACCTGTGCAGTTATCTGCTGGTTAGGACCAGTATCTGCTGTGACTGTGAGTGTGATAGTTCCGGCTGGCATTCTCAGCTCCTTTCAGTCGCTTCGGAGATTCCCAATTCTGATTCTAATTCATCGATAGTTCTAGTTATTTCAGGCTTAGTCTCTGTATCGGACTTGCCAATCACAGGACTACTAACTCTAATTCTTGCATTTTCTCTATCTAGCTTCTCTAATTCAATTCTTCTCCTACTCCACAACATACCCTGACGGCTTACTGGGACAGGAGATGTAGATGATTGCTGAATGATTGGAATTGGCTTAAGAAGACTTGTTAGAGTAGAAAGCATCTCTCTATTATTAGCTCTTTCATATTCAAGCATTTCTTGCAGAACTAGACAAGTTGTGCAAGGCTTGCCAAATAGCCATCGTATGAGGATATTCAATGCACTCTCCTGGTCTGTCTCCGTCTAGCTAGTATACCTCGTGGCCTTAATTGTTGTGCAATGTTGATAATATTATTTCCATGTTCAAGAGTTTCCAATTGTCTATGAAGCATAGTCATATCTTGTGTCTGCTCGTAGTTCTGAATTATCTGATTAACTTTCATCTGCTGCTCTATATTTCCAATCTCTCCAGCGAGGAAGCGACGACAAACTTTACAGAAGTAACGCAAATCATCTAATGGATCATCTCCATCAAATTCAGCAATGTCTTCTGTTCTCTTCTCATCATATACAGCCGTTGGGATAGTATCAATAAGAATCTTGCAGTTGTTGAATATCTGCAGGATAGGAAGATTTGTTTCATAAGGTTCGTCTAAGAACTGTGCGCGATACCTTTCTAAAGCGTCTGGTCCGTATCGCCTGTAGATTTCTTGAGCTTTACCAAGATCATAGAATAACTCTTTAGACCTTAATATTGTTTTCTGTTCCCACCTAAGAAAGTCATGAACAGTCTGTAAGGTTACTACTCTAGAACCAGGTGTATTCTCAGAGCTAATAGCTGTTAGACATGAATACTTAGTAAAGTCCTCATGAATTTCAGTCCCGCCGCGATTCTGCCAAGCACTGCCACATAGAACGGTGACGACTGGTGTTTCGTTATGCTCACTGTGTATCTCTTTAATTTCCGAGGCCCAGTAGGGAATATCACGGCCATGCCATCCTCGTTCTCTATAAACATATACTCTCTTGTCGGGGCTAATTGCGCCCCACATTGCATAGCACATAGCTGTTTTTCCCCAGTCAATAGACAATATCCTTGGCCACCATTCGGGAATCTCGAATGGTTCAATAACATGCAGCGCGTTATTAGGCTCACCTGGAAATCGTATAGCTCTGAAAGTTGTGAAGACTGATCCCTTGAAGGCATGCCAATCTCCCCATCGCTTAGCTTTGTAATCAGCCTCTGAACTTTCACGGAGGATTTCCAGTTTCTTAACATAGAGTGGATCATATTCCATTCCATAAGGATTATCCTCTGCTAAAGCAGGAATAAAGATACGAGTTAATCCAGTAGCCTTATCTCTAAGAACTCGATAGCCGTCCTGGAATGGTTCTACGAATCTTTTGTAGACGAACGTCTGTCCTGGACCACCTGGATTAGTGCCATTACGAACGAAAGCAATATGAAAGTCACCACCGGGACGAACACGACTACCCACCATGTAGTGATAGGGATAAGCATCGAAATGAGTAAGTTCATCGAATGCGCAATAATTATACTGAGCAGAATCATACATACTAATATCAGTATTGTGCTGAACATGGCCAAAGTCCATATAAGTGCCGTAATCAGGCCATTCCCAACTATGCTTCTGTTCATTATACTTGCCACCGGTCTGTGGATAGTATTCTTTAGATAGTCGGATAATCTCTCTTTCAAGATCAGGGAACTTACGTCGTAGGATGATTCCCTTGAATCCTCGATACTTTTGGAAGCCCCTAAATATTGGTAATAAAGTAAGGAGCCAGCTCTTGCCGCCATACGCTGCTCCTCCATATAAGGCTTCGAAGATGTCGTCTGGGAGTTGTAAGACGTCCTCTTGTTTGTCATGGCCTCTAATGTTCTTCTCTCTTACGAAGTCATCATATAAACCATTTCCTGGATCGCCTGCAATAATTCCATTACTAATTGAAATTGACATATTAAGATTAAGTTTAATTCTTCTTGACTTCTGAGACGATATTGGTAACTTTAACAATTGCATCAATCGTATCGTCTGCAATCCTCTGTGCCTGTGCTACGTCGATTACTTCTTTCTTTGCGATCTGATTCGCCGTTGCTGCGCCGATTCGAACAGCTTCTTTAGCTATCACCTTCTTATCAGCTCCAGGCAATCCACTATGTTCAGCCACCTCAATACCAGCAATGATTAGAGGAATAAATGCTTGTGCCCCTGGCACTACCATTAATATAGCAGGACCAAGAATCTTGAGAGCTTTGAACCAATCCACCTTCTACTCTCCTTCTACTCTCTAGTAGGCTCCTAATCGAACTGTTGCATTCCCACCATTAACTCGAATAAACCCTGCTGCGACATCGACTCCGCCTGTGTTGAATGCAGCAGGTAATAGATTTGTAGGATTAGACATATCTAATGCATTGCTAATATCTACTGATGTAGCCGTTGAGAACGTAACGAACAGACGAGTAGCATGAGCTGGTAATGCTCGAATTACGTTATCAGTTATGGCATACACTGGACCGATTGAGAAAACTTCGGTTGGCATCTCACTCCTTTCGTCTATCCGTTATTATTGTAGCAGTAGGAGCAGAAGGTTGAATGATCTTCTCTATCGTATCTACCTTACCTTTAACCTCAGAACTTGTCTTAACTGCATCTAGCATCTCTGTGAACTTACCATTAACTGTCTTCTCAAGAACATTAATTTTACCATTCCCCCTAATAATAAATATCAAAGTCGCCAATGATGTAAGAATCGCTGGTATGCCACTAATCAATGCTATCATGAGAGCATCACTCATCTTTTCTCCTCTTCATCCAACTTCAATTACTTCATAGTCATCAACCTTCTTCTGGGTGGGAGTGTAGAAGTGGTAGTGAACTTCTCTACCTTGTTTATTCTTAGCTTGATCAAGTCTCTGTCTCTGTATAGCATCAACTACTTTAGATGTTGCCATGATAGCGGATGGAAGTTTATCTGGCTTCATATCATCTAGTTTGGTCTTCAATAATCCTACAGCGCTTACTAATGTATCTAGCGCTGTATCATGAGCAATACCTAGTTTGATTCTGCTGTCTGCATTATCTAGCAGAGTGTCTAGGTTTGGAGCTTGTTGTTCTTGACTATGTTCTATGATAGGACTTGAGTTCTTGATAGTAGGAGGATTTAGATGCTTGGTGGGAATTAATGCAGTGTTGTCGCTTAGCTTGTTAGCAACTTTATCAAATGGGTTTACAAAGCCTCCATGCTGTTGCCCTGAGTGCTGCTCTTGCACTTCTCCTTGCCGGGAGGGCTGAAATAAGTCCATAGCACTATTCTTACGATTGTTATTATTTGCAGAACGTAGACGGTTTATTAGATTAAGTGGTGATGATAAACGTTCGATTGCATCCTTCTCTGGAACTATCATATGATTCTGTCTAAAGGAATCAAATGTCTCCGTGAGCCAAGCGGACGCTCCATCATAGCATGGCCAACATGCCAAGTCAAGTCAGCCGTAAGCCGCTAACCTGTTGTGAGAGAAGGACTTACGAGTGTGGCCGTCTGAAAATTTCAGTTGTTGTATATTTCAGTTTTTATAATTTTCATTTTTTATTTATATCTCTCTTGATAGTATCTTATATTACTTAAGCAGTTTGTATCGGTTAAGATGAGATTAAGCCGATTCCCTCCGTCCGCGCGAGCAGTGTGGGTGGTAATATAGTGGTGGGGGTGCCGGGGGAGTGTATTCCAGTCCGCCTCGCCAGAGCGTTCTATTCACCGAATCATTCAATTGAATAAGTAAATCTTTCCTATTGACAGACTACCTGCCGCGTGCTATACTTCTCTCATGGCAATTAAGAAATGCAGCAAGTGTGGTAACATCGGAGTGAAGGCGGACTGCCAATACTGCGGACAGAAGAGAGGATAGACCATGAGTATGACATATGAGTGTGGTATCTGCCACGGCATTAACTCCGTTCGACGGCTGGCCTGTCAGAATTGCGGCACCATACCTGCGAGGTATTCAATCCTTGCCAAGCCCGCGATCGCGAAGACAGAGCCCGAGTATGGAGTGCAATACTACGACGAGGTAAGAATCGCAACAGGATGTGAGCGTCAGATGAGCCGTCGCACCATCAAGCGAACGGCTAGGACTGTTCCCATGGATTACTACGCTGAGGTTTAGACATGTCAAAAGAAACAAAAGTCATTGACAAAATTGGTCGCTTCCGCAATCAAGAGAAGAGACGTCAATTCAGGCTAGTAGTTAGAAACTACTCTCTTGCTACTGGCCTACCATTGCTTCAAGCTGCCAAACTAATCAGGGATACGCTAGACAGAGATAGGCTAAACAGACGTCGCAGGTGATGGTTTCAGAGACAGGTGTGATAGCCTGTCTCGTGAGTAGGCAGTGTAAAAATTGCCTATTGACGAGAACGGCTATCTGTGATAGACTGTTCTTACTGGCGCGGAATGTCTCCAAGCCAGTCGGCTCATTGACAACCGAAAGAGATGTGACAAAATGGCACAAGTTGCTGAATCCGTTGCTGACGTCCGCGAAACACTCGTCAAGGAAATGACGGTCAAGGCAGAGGAAACGAACAAGGCTAGGACTGGCAAAGGAACGCGCGTCCGCGTAGGTCAGACGCGAGGTAAGAATCCGAAGGTTATCTCGTGGGAAGCATTCGATGACAGCAAGCCTGAAACGCTTCCATCAAGCCTGTCGGATTTCATGGACATCACGAAGACAAGCGATGAAAAAGTGATTGTTCAATTCCTCATCGACGGCTACAACGACGCGCAATATACTGCGGCATCTGACCCGATTGCAGAATACGTCAATCCTACGTGGACTGACGAAGTGCAACGCCAGTTCAGACTCGTAGTGAGGAACTACAGCAATGCTACAGGCGTCACTATCGAAGACGCAGTAGCACTCATCAAGCCCGGAATCGAAGCAAGCCAGAAGAAAGCGTAACTCCGCTCGCACTCAGCTACTAGAAAAGCTTGAGGCGTCTAAAAAACGTCTCAGGCTTCGCCTGAATTAACAGGCCTGAAGAGGTAGCAAATGTTTGAATTGCTTACGGTCGTTTGGGGTTTCGCAATGCCAATCATTCACGTTCTTTCAGATACGGTTGTTTGGGGGATTCTAGTCTTCTAGACTCTCCAGACTAGAAATAAAACTCAATAGCCTGTTAGGGTGTAAAAACCTTAACAGGCTATTTGTGTTTGTAGCTGTCTCCCATATCAAAACGCCAATAGAAATGGTTCATGCTGGTGAAGACAGGTGGACGTCTACACACGTCTGTGGACGCCAGTGGACGTTTTCGGACGTCGCCAGAAGGGCGAAAACTCGCAGAAACGCCAGCAAAAAGGTTAGAAACCGGGGCGAAAGCGTTCCTCCGTGGGTGGGAGTATGCGAAGGTGGGGTGTCGGTCTTTTTGGGTTCCCCCCTCTTTTCTTCTCTATATATTTTAATATATATATTATATATAAGAGATACACATAAGGGGAACAGAACCAACTGTCACCACTATAGGACACTTGACATCCCCACGTCGATGTGCTATACTCTCACTCGTGCAGGTTTATTCATGCGCGCTTTGCGGGCTAACCCGTTGCGATGCAAGCACTTACGGCCGTTCCGACGTCGCCCCGTGGCGTTCACCCGCGTTCACCCGCCGTCACCCGCGTTCACCCGCATGTTATCATGTGGTTTCACCCTCAACACATCAATTAAAGAATAGGAGTTAAAAGAAGTGATAGATGACAGCACTAAACGAGACATACTAGCTAGCATTGGTATGGAAGGAGCCGCTAGTGAAGAGAATAAATCTATTAACATAGTGCTTGGTAATAGGCTAAATCTACAGCATATCGCGCATATGGGAAGTGGCATGCTGTCTCTCAGGCCGCATAAGGTTAAGCTCTTTAAGCTTTTGTTATCACAGCCAGAAGCACTAACAGGCTTATCCCCATTAGCCGTTCGTTGCTGTTTGTGTGGTCGCATCATATCGTATCCAGCATGGTATTATGCGATTCAATTCGCCGTGAATCACCTGCACTTCTTTATCTGCTTCGACAGAGATAGTCACGATAAACCTAGCACACGGTGTTACCGTAAAGGATAGGAGAGGTAAGATGAAAGTAAAAGTGATATTTGAGCAAATGCCCGGTCCTAGTCAGGTAGACAGCATAACGTATCGCATAGACATAGGAGATATATTTGAAGTGTTAGTAAAGGCTATGGACCAAGCCGCTAAGGTCACATCAATTCCGATTGCAGAGATAAGAATAGTGCTTTAAGCTACTAGAAATGCTTTAAGCTACTAGAAACTGGCGAAAGCCAGTCGCCCGAATTGACGGGCCTGAAGAGGTAGTAAATATGTCATTTCAGAATAGGCCATCACTGCACGATGATTCAGGTGAACAGAAGATTAAGAGGTATGTGCATTCACCTCTCACCGTGGAACATAACGGAGTGAACGCCTCAATTAAAGAGAATGGTAAGGTAGTTCTCTCGAAAGTGGCAAAAGTTGATGGAGACGAAGTCGAGTATGATGAATTGGAGATTCCGGCGTCTCTGATTTTCAAGCTTGCAAGTCTCTTGAAAGCGACGCGGCGGATTAAGTATGTCTCCATTGGAGAACTGGCCGCACACACTGGAACTAGCACAAGCGACGACGAGAGCTAGACGGCTGAAGATGCTAACAGAGAATGAGATTAGCACTCAATTATACTTACATGAACGTGAGTCTAATTTGGGTAGTTTCATTCTCCGTTGTATGCAAGCCAAACAAGCCAATAGGCGGATATGCATTGAGTGCGGTGAACGTATAACAACAAAGGATTTCATCGTGACACCACAAGAAGAGCTATTTGCATTGTTCTTCAATTCAGAGAAGCAAGCAGTCTCTGAAATGACTATGCTAGAATTGCGTGCTCACAGAGAAGAATTGGCTAAGATAGCATTTGAAGCACGAGCAAGACTCACAGCTGTAGACGATGAAGACCGCATTAGGAAAGCTAAATCTCATAAAGAAAAGGGAGCTACTGGCTTCTCTACATCATTGCAGACTGACGAGATTACAACTGACGCAATCAATCGCATCAAAGAGCGTCAGAAAAAGATATCCAAGCAAGAGAAACTTGTAGACCAAATGGTTAAGCTTGGCATGGATAGGAAAGATGCCGAAGCTAAAGTATCTGCTGGAACTATTCTGGCGAGGATAAAGAGTATGGCTTCTAACAAGAAAAATGACGATAACAATGCTGCTCCCACACCTGCATTCGTGAATCCTTTTGGTCCTAAACCTCCAATTGCTCCGCCACCTGTTGAAGTGACAATAGTGGAAGAGACAAATACTGTTGTCATTCGAGAGACAGAGCTTGCACCTGAGAAACCAACGGGATTCATTAATCCCTTTACGAAGTGAGATAAGCAGTGAGTAGCTTAAACTACACTCAAAGAGAAATCATAACGGAGACAATAAGAAATTGGCCTATTAAGACAGATTCTATGGAGTTACTTAGACAACTAGAGAAATTGGCTAAGAGAATCCTAGACTCTAAAGATGAATTTGTTGTTGGTCAGGATGAAGTTCACACCACTATTCAGGATGAAGAGGGTGAAGGATAAGAGTATGGCTTACTATACAGTAACAAGAAGCATAGTAACTTATGAGAGGATTATTGTTAAGGCTGATAGTAAAATGGAAGCCTTTTATAAAGCTAGTGATGATATAGATTGTGATGTTCAGTCTGATAGTGAAACTGACTACGAGCCTGACTATCAATCAATAGCTTTAGTAGCTTATGTATCGGAAGTGACGAAGCAAAGGATAGGCTAATGGCTCTATCAACCATAATCAAAACTGAATGTGCTAAATGTGGCAAGATAGCCGTTGAAGACGGCAGAATCAAGTTAGGTGTAACCACACTAATACGGCTGACATGTGGTCATCTGATGAGTTATGAGTCAGCCGTTGCCAAGAACGAAGCCATATACGATTCAATCGTATTTAGCGATGGTGCAAAGCCCAGGCCATATCAGATAGAATGCATCAAGTTTGCTGAAGAGTCTAACTTTAACTGCATTATAGCTGATGAGCAGGGATTAGGTAAGACCATCGAGGTCCTAAGCTTGTTCCGTCTGCACCACGACAAAATCCTTCCAGCCGTCTTCGTAGTTCCCACCACAATCAAACTGCAGACAATGTGGGAAATAGATCGAATCTGTTGTCCCAATGGCACTGTAGAAGAAAAGAAAAGGTTTCTAACGCAAGTCATCCAGTCTGGTAAAGAGAAGGCAATGCCAGGCTTTCAGATATATGTCGTCACTTATGACATGCTGAAAAAGGATGATCTATTCGAATTTGTTCCAAACCTTAAGACTATCGTGATAGATGAGTGTCAGAGAATCAAAAATCATCTATCTGACAGAGCTAAGGCAGTCCAGAAGATAGCTAAGAAATGTGAATATCACATACCAATGTCTGGCACTCCTATCAAAAATAATGCTGGTGAGTATTTTACAGTTCTCAATCTAGTGAAACCAACATTATTCCCACAGTATCAGAGATACATAGATGGCTACTGTGATTCATATAATAACGGATGGGCTCTGAAAGTAGGAGGACTAAAGAATCCTGAGAGATTCCATGAAGATACAAAAGACATTATCATTAGGAGAACTAAAGAGCAAGTTCTAAAAGACTTACCACCATTAGACCGTCGATTCTATCATGTAGACTTAGACCCTAAGCTGAATAAAGCCTATGCTAAGGCTTTACAAGAGCTAGATGATTTATTCTATGATGATATGAATAGTTTTGAGAAAGGTGCGGCTACAATAGCCATAATGGGAAGGCTTAGACATATTACAGGAATTAGTAAAGTAGAAGCTTGTGTAGACCACGTAACTGAATTCTTACTATCTTGTGATAGAAAGATAGTAATATTCACACATCATCAAGACGTAGCTCAACTCCTGCAAGAACAGCTTAATCCTTGGTTAAAAGAAGGAGGATATGAGCCAGCCGCTCACCTGCATTCAGGATTGAATGGAGACCAAAGAGCTGAGCTAGTTCGTAAATTCAAAGAGAGTAACATCAGAGTAATGATTGCTAGCACTCTAGCTGCTGGTGAGGGATTGAATCTTCAATTCTGTTCTGACGCTGTAATGTTAGAGAGACAATGGAATCCAGCCGGTGAGGAACAAGGTGAGGCTAGATTCCATAGATTTGGACAGCAGAATAGTGTATCTATCACCTATATGATAGCTAGTGGAACGATAGATGAGTATTTCACTGAGCTAGTAGAAACGAAACGTGCTATTGTAGCAGCGACTATGGACAATAAAGAGATAGCATGGGACCAACAAAGTCTCATGAAAGAGTTAACAGAGATGCTAGTTACGAAAGGACGTGAGAGATGGAGATTGTAAGATGAACAAGAAACCTATACTAGATTGGTTAGGGTTAATATCATGTCTAGCCTGGATACCACTAGGTATTGCAGCATTCTATGTATCGTCAGTTACGGCTGACATTAAATTAGCTATAGCAGCGGGTGCATCCTTTATTGCGATGTTAATCTTCTGGATGAAAGAGGAATAATGAGATGGCACCTCTAAAAGACTTCGATGATATTACTAACATCGTAGAAGATAGGCTTAAACTCTCAGGTCTATCCAGTGACGACAAGATTCTAGTAAGAGAGTGGTTCTCTCAAGTGTTAAGGATGATCATAATGACCCATATGCCTATAGGACATAGCAAGTTTAGTGAATCTCTGCGTATGCTCGCAGACATTATTGACTTGACTAGGGAGTAGAAGGTTAATAGAAGCAGAATAGAAGGTTAGTAGAAGGAGAATTCCTATGAATAAGGGTTTAACACAAGCAGAGCTGCAGCATATCGAACATTGCAATAAGATTCTAAAGAACATCTAGAGTTCGTCAAACAGGTAACAGATGAGACTAAGAAGGTATTTGATATATATCTATCAAGCATACAAGAGTATGTAAGTATCATCACCGCATGTCAGATGGCATTTGGGAGAGCAGCAATGGAAATGCTGAAGGCTGCTAAGGAATTGAGAGCAGTTACAGCTGGTTCAATGGAACTACACAATTATACTCAAGCTGCCATAAAGCTAGATGAAGCATTGAGCAATGAATTAGTATTGAAGATTATCAAGTTAACGAATGGAGAGAAGAATGACTAGCAACCTAAACGACATATTTGGTCTTAACCAGTATTGTGGTCCATCTGTATTATCCGCATTAACTGGACGAAGCACAGATAGCTGTGCAGCAGCGATTAGTGCTGTATCAGGACAGAGAGTTATCAAGAGTGTCCAGACTACACATCTGATTGAAGCCGTTAAGAGACTTGGATTTGAAGCACAACCAGTTCCTGTTCCTGCTCGCTCTCTATTCGGTGTGGTTTCAGCACTCATAAACAGCGACGGCATGTATATCATTACAGTGCCAAATCATGTCGTGGCTGTTGAGATTAAAGAGAAGATAGCATTCTTCATCGACAACCATACTAAAGAGCCTATGAATGCTGGTGCATCTGCTAGGCTTACACAGCAGGTAGATAAAGTATGGAGAGTAAAGGGTAAGACTAAAGAAGAAGTAAAGAAGGAAGAAGAGAAGTCTAGAGAAGAATGGCTTAAAGTAGCTATCGCTAATATAGACTACCAGATTGGAAATCTAGCTGCAAGGAGAGCAGAGTATGAACGAGAACTTGCCAAACTCACCTCAGATGCGTGTGACACAAGAAATTCTTGATTATATGAGAGAATTAGAAAGGGCAGAAGAATTAGACCCAAGTTGTAAGACTTGTGTTGAGCATTTCTATCCAGCCGTTAGGGCAGGCAGAAATATGTATGAAGTGTTCGCTCCTAGACACAAGGCATCTCCTAACTGTGAGTCAGGTAAACATGCACACTGTTCCTGTGATGCTTGCTTCTAGAATTGGAGGAAATGAGATGGGTGGAACCAGACAAGAACATATAGCATGGTGCAAACAAAGAGCAATATTAGAGATGGATTATGAAAATAAGCCTTATCAAGGCATCATATCTATGATGTCTGATTTAAGAAAACATCCTGAAACTTGTGATGAGACTCTTCAATCATTATGTGCAATGCAGCTAATGATGAAGCCTCATATGACTAGACAAGAAGTAATCGACTTTATTAATGGGTTTAATTGATGTCTGATTCAAATAAAAAAGAACTCTATGCTCTTCCACTAGAGATGCCAGACGATATAGGAATGCTATGGTGGGATGGACGAACAAGAGTTAATATGATGGTTGATAGGCACTTAGAGAATGCCATGCTCAAACTTCAGGGACTTGGTAAGTCTAGATATGATGCCCCTGATGAACTGAGAAGACAATGGCTTAGCATTCTATCAACTGAGTTTGCTAGAAGAAGGAGAGAGTTTCTTGCTACTAAAATTGCTTAGATTCATTGAGAGATGGTTCAAATACTATCGTAAGGATGACTTCGTAAAGATTAGATCTGATTGGAAATAAAATGTTTAGAAAGCCTGAAGCTCTTAACAATATCAAATATGTAACTCATATACCACCAGGTTGTGCTTTCTTAATAGATGATATGGTTGGAACAACATATGGTGAGACACGGTCAGAGGTGCTTCGGTTCATTGTCATCAATTGGACAACTGAACATATAGAGAATATTAGAAGAGCACGCAGGGCTAGGAATGAGTTTGATAGAAAGAGAAAGAATGGACAAATTAAAAAGTAGAGGATTTAGCCGCAATGTATATACACAACCTTATCATGATAAGGCTGAAGAAAGTAAATTTGATATTGAAGGTATTGAGAAAGAACTTAAGCCTTTAGTCTTACAGATAGTAGAAAAGGCATTTAGGCGTTATGCCTCAATTCATGGTGCTCCTAAAGAGCAGGAGGACTTAGAGTGGACAAGATTCAAGAAGATTCTCAGCAGAATGCTCTGATTATCCAACATCTAAGACAGCAGTGTGATGCTCAGCAGCGTGATCAGAAACGATTGTTGGAGCAGATTGTTATGCTCATTGAGGCGCTGCAAAAGTATGGTCAGCACTCAATGGGCTGCCTAGCTCTTAAATGTCACAAGTGCGATTATCTAGATTCGAACTACATCCACCATAATATTGGTAATTTACGCTTCCACCTATTTACGCCTGGAAGTTGCACATGTGGATTGGAAGCTGCTCTCTTGAATCTGTCTATGAGAATAACAAATGACTGAACAGACTAGCAATGGTATAGTAATAGACAAGTCAGGTAGTAAAGTAAATATCATACTTGATATGAGCATGTGGGATCTATTCGAGCTATGTAAGGCTCGATATAATATGCACCATAATATGAATAGAACTCTTCCAATGTCTAAGAAGAGCCAAGCCCTTGATTCAGGTGGATTAGCTCATGAAGGATTAGAAGTTTATTTCAATAAACTTAAGGAAGGGATTCACTATAATGATAGGATGCATGCAGCTTTACAGCGAATGCGTCTAGTAAGCTGTGACCCAGACCAATGCAATCTTAACGAAGAGGAAACGAAACGAGTTATACAAGCTGTTGAAGAGAGCTGTGATTATTGGAGATTTGAAGATGAACAAATGGAAGTATTAGAAGTAGAAAGAGTATTTGCTTACGTTCTATTTGAGGATGATTATGTTCGTATCATCATATCTGGTAAGATAGATGTCCTATATAATATGCCGCAGATTGGGAGGGCTTCAGAATACAAGAATCTTCCAATGGACCACAAGACCTACAGTCGTGAGTTTGAAGTTCCACATTTGTCCAATCAATTTCAGAACTATTGTGTTGCAACGGGCAGTCATTATTTGATTTGCAATCGTATTGGCTTGCATGATCCAGAGGCTAAAACTCCTAAGCCATCTGAAGAGAAATTCAAAAGAGTTCCACTATCATACGATCCTCTCATTTTGGAAGATTGGAAGAACAATACTATTCATGGTATCTTGCATGAATATCTAGAATGTGTAGCTACCGGAGTGTGGCGTATGAATTTTACTAGCTGTTGGAAGTTTAATCGTAAGTGTGAATATTATGAGGTATGTGATACTAGTGGTGCTGAGAATAAACTATATAAGCTAACTGAGGGATTTTTAGTTTCGTCCCCCTGGGATGTTACAGCGAAGTTAAAAAAAGATTAATACTCAGTCTGCCTTCGTGGGTTACAACAAATCGTGTAGCTAGTAAGCTAGGTCTACAGATTTAATGCTGAACGCGAAGGTTGAGTAATCAGACCTTAATAGGTGCGAATAGCAGACTGACAGGCAGACTCATTCACGGTGCTTACGCCTATCATTTACGGCGAAGACGTTCAGTGGGTCTGCCGCTTTTAAATTTGACAGAGATCCTTAGTGAGAAGAAACAATGACAAAGGAGCAACACGTTCATAAATTAAGGAGACATACATACAAGACTGGCAGTGCTGTCTACTTCTGCACAATGCCAGATTGTAAATTCAAAATTATAACGTCTTTATCATTAGGGAAACGATCCATTTGCTGGCGTTGTGGCGAGCCATTCATCATGAATGAATATTCCATTAGGTTGGCTAAGCCTCATTGTGAGAAGTGTCACAAGCCAAAATCTTCTCATGAAGATAAAGATATTATCACTCTGCAAGTTCCAGTCCTACCAACTAAAGAAGACATAATGGAGGCTATTAGAACGCAGAGCTCAGCTAGAGATCTACGTAGCCGCCTTATAGGTGTGATACATAGCAACTTAGCCGGTCAGCCAGACAACGAGGAAGACATATGATAGGTGTAGAATTAGGAGGACCATGCTTGGATGTCCATGTATATCATCTATGCGGTAAAGAAGCTAAAAGGTTTCTAGCTAAGAGCCTAAAGGAAAATAGGCGTAGGAGATTGTTGTTTAGGCTTATAAGGGAAGTGAGACGTTTAAGGAGGCAGATAAGTGAAAGCAAGTGATCTTACATTAGATAGTCCACAATCAATGCTATTTAAGGGGCCATTTGGCTTTGGTAAAACATTAGCAGCCGCTAGCTTTGCATTGCAAGGGCCTGTATTCATGTCTTACTGGGATAAGAAGCGTCCTATAGAACTCCTAACATTCTTTACTAAAGAGCGATTTGGAGCTAAATCTGAACAGATAATGGATAACATTACATTTGAGGTTTACTCTGCCGAGAATGCTAATGAGTATCTAAACAAGGTTATAGATTTAGTTCAGGACTGTAGATATACTGCTGTTATCAATGATAGTCTAACATTCATGACAGCTAGTGCGGTTAACTGGTCTCTTAATTTTGGTAAAGATAAGAAGCTGCACAAGAAGATTAAAGATATACTACCTGATTGGGATGAGTATAAGGTAGAGACATCATTGATTACTCAGTGTATCGATTTGTCTAAGAAGCTTCCATGCCATGTGATTTGGACTGCACATCCATTGCCTACTACGAGAGTAGAAGGTGGTGGTAACTCGATGAGAGTTACGAAAGTTAATTCCTTAGTTAGCTATGGAAGTAAGGTAGCCGCTATGGTGCCTGGTGGGTTCACTGAGATATATCACTTTAGTCAGCAGAATGATTATGCTGATGGTAAAACTACTAAGAGATATGTAGCTATGATGGATAGCATTGGAGATGAGTTTGCTAAGTCTCCACTTCTAGGTTCTCACTATAAAGAATTAGATTTCACTAATAAACTTTTCTATGAAGTATGGAAAGAGGCGATTGATGCTGCTCAAAGTAAAATTGTAGAATCTAAAGCAGAACCAACAGCAAGCGCGACTGAGCAGACAGTGCTAGCCAATCCATTTGCTACTAAGTGGAAAGTCTAGCCGAAAGGACAACCAACCATGAGAGCAGTTCTTACACCAGATGATCTTAAGAAAGGTGATCTAGCAGAAGTCGGATGGCATCCGGCTGAGATTATTGAATATAAAGAAGAGCCTGCTGATACGGATGGTTCCACTAACTGTATATTCATATTCAAGCTTATCGACGGCCCTAATAAGGGAATTACTCCACGCCGTCTCTTCAATGAGAAGGCTCTCGGATTTGGTAAGAATCTATGGAAGACATTGAACTTTCCATATGACATCGTTAAGGGATATGAGCTTAGCACTCAGTTGTTTGAGCAGACTATCAACAGTAAGCTGATGATCTTCATCAAACGCGGCAAGAGCAATAAGGGCAATGAATTCAACGATGTCGTTGACTTCAAACCTCTGACCTAGCATGAGATGTTCTGGGATGCTGGCGAATAATGCTTCTAGACACGAGCCGGGTGAAACAGACCGAGTGGACAAAATAAGTCAGCAGCAAAGTGAGAGGCTGTCACATACCATCCCAGACTCTTTTGGAGGAAGAGTTATGATAGAAACGAAAGAAGAAGGAAAGGATAGACTTAAGAAACTGATTCTTAAGTTTGTCAGACTACAAAATGGCATTAGTGATGTAGAGATTGTAATGAAGATTATGTCTACTATTGGTCCAGTGATGCTCATCTCAGATGAATACCATGATGCCTATGAAGAACTTATCAGAAATAGAGAGATGATAGTATTAGAATTCACTGCCCGTGACTACCCCAGCAGGGCAAAAGCTCTTCACTTCACTAAAGAGACAAAGTTCTCTAACCTGCTGGAGTTGCTGAATGAGCAGAAAAGAACTAATCAAACAAACATGGCTAGAGCGGTCAATACAAACCCATAATTATCACTGTAACAAACTAAGGGAAGATGAAGGCTGGACGATAACAGATACAGCCAAGACTCTGAAGAGAAGTCTAGGTAGTATCTGCGAAGATTTACTGATAGCTAGTTGGCTTAGGACACATGAGAGTAAGATAAAGGAATTTAAGTATGCTTATCAAGCACTCGCCTTCATTCGTAATAGAAGAAAGCACATGATGACAGAAATTAGATTAGATTGATATGCCCAATTACATAGGTGGCGTTGGTTCACTTGAACCTAAATTAATGATAGTGGGTGAAGCACCTGGTAAACATGAAGATGAAACTGGAATACCATTCTCTGGTCCTACTGGGCAGATACTTAATGAGCTATTATTCAAGGCTGGTATTAGGAGATCAGACTGCTACATTACTAATGTAATTAAATTTCGTCCACCGCTCAATGACATGTCTAAATTACACCTGATTGGTGTAAACATAGAAGACTGTATAAAAGAGCTGTGGGATAACGAGATTAAGAGACTCAAACCTAACTGTATTCTAGCCGTTGGGAATTATGCTCTAGAAGCTATTGTAGGTATGGGTGTTACAGAAAAGAATGGTAAGCCAAGTGGGATATTAGATTATCGTGGCAGCATTCTAACATCACGTGATGGCATCACGAAGTGTGTCCCTACTATCCATCCTGCTGCACTCTTTAATAGATCAGAAGGTGAAGATGAAGCTAAGGGTGGATTAGAATGGACATATCTAAAACTGATTGAATCTGATATAATTAGAGCCGTCGAAGAGTCTCTTACCTCCTCTCTTGTTCTACCAAGCCGCACTCTGTCTGTGGCAAACTCCTCTCTTGATCTCTATAGGTTCTTCAGTGAGTATGAGAAACTCAACAAAGCAACTTCTGATATTGAGTCTATCAACTGCATTCCTGTATGTATTAGCTTCGCCTTCAACCGTCATCATGCTATATCTGTTCCTCTTCTTCGCTCTATTGGAAAGCATAAACTTACTGATATGGGTGATAATGAGATGGACGAAGTATGGAAAATGGTTGCTATACAATTAGCAAGATTGATGCTAGTAGGCCATAACTTCAAGTATGATGAGTTCAAGCTAACTCTTGCAGGGTTTGGTGATAGACGTTTCAGAACCATGAATGTAGTTAGTGACACATTAATTAAGACTAGAGTTATATTCCCTGAGATGCCACAGAAGAGGCTCTGTGATGTCAGCTCTTTGTGGACAAGAGAGCCCTTCTACAAGGATGAGGGAAAGGAATTTAAGCTTGGCAAACAGCCAATCGAAAAATTACTACTATATAACGCCAAGGATTCGGCTGTTGAGAAAGAAGTTGATGAAGAACAGGATAAGGATTTAATAGAATTAGGAGAGAAGTATGGTGTTCCTCTTCTCTCTTACTATTATGATTATATGATGAAAAAGCACAAATTCTATCTACGTATGGAGAATGTAGGATTCGATGTAGATCTCTCCAGACAGAAAGAGTTAAAGAAGAAATATACAGAGATGCAACGTGTAGTTCATGAACGTCTAGTAGAACGAGTTGGGCATGATTTGAATGTTAAGAGTTATCCCAATATATTCGAGCTTCTTTATAAAGAGATGAAGTTTAAGTTGATGAGACGAAATCCAACGGCTGAAGAAACTATTGTGAGGTTAATGGCTAATCATGCCAAGAAAAAAGGTCACAAGGAAATCCTCACAGATGTTCTTGAAGAAAGAAGAATTAGAGATCAAAAATCTAGATATATTAATTTCTGCCCTGATTATGACGGAACATGCAAGACTATCTATAATATCAGCGCAACGGAAACTTGTAGGTCATCTACAGGAATCCTTAAGAAGCCGTTACGTCCAAAGAAGATTGGTCTTGCATTCCACACTATCTCAGCTCATGGCAGGCTTGCAAAAGACATTAAGTCCATGCTTAGACCTAGACCTGGCAAGGTATTTGTCAAAGCAGATGCAAGCCAAGCCGAGGCTAGAGTTGTAGCCGTCTTAGCTAGACAGTGGGATCTGCTAGAAGTCTTCGATAAGATTGATATCCATCGCAGGACGGCTGCATTGGTTCTAGGTTATACGGCTAATTTAGACTTACGCCCTATCAAGATACCAGTAGTTGATGATATGGAGAAGGATGGCCCAGAGAGATTCTGTGGTAAGAAGACTAGACATGCTGGTAACTATAAGATGGGTAAGGGCAGATTCATGTTAGAGTTTAACACAGATGCACAAAAGTTTGAGATTGATATAAACATTAGTGAGTGGAAAGCTGGTGTAATGATCGAGAAGTTTCGTAATGCAGACAACAGACTCGAAGACAATTTCTGGACAGATATTACTGAGGTTATTAGATCAACTCGTTGTCTTATCGATCCTTTTGGTGGCGTGCGTTTATTTAACGGTAGAATGGATGATGAGATATTTAAAGAAGGATTTGCGAACATCCCACAAAGAACTGTTGGACATTTGGTTCAAGGAGCTGCCCTCGCTATTGAGGAAGAAATAGGGCAGGATGATATAGAAGGTTACTTCATAGGTGAGAAACATGACGAATTACTAATGGAAGTGCCTGAGAATAATTGGATGCCATACGCTAAATTATTAAAGAAACACATGCAAGCTCCTATAGACTTCTCTCTCTACTGTAGTCTTAAGAGAGATTACATCTTAACCATCCCATGCGATATAGAAATATCTACTACACACTACGGGGCCTTTGAAAAGGTCAAATTGGAGATGGCTGCTTGAATCCAAATGAAATCCAAATCTTGGATTCAAGACCTGTTGCAAGAACATCAGGACGTAGAGACTCCGATATCATGGTTATACTGGAGTTTGGTATGTTGTATATCATCAGCGGCAGCCAATGCTTATACATTGAGAACCTTAAAAGGAAATCTCCTATACTACCCGAATATATATGTCATGCTTCTTGGGGAGAGTGGTCTTGGTAAAGGATTTCCAGTTAATCTTGCTAAACGGCTCGTCCAAGCCACTGAGACTACACGAGTTATTGCAGGAAGAAGTTCAATCCAGGCTATTATCAAGGAACTGGCTACTACTAAGTCCATTCAAGGTAAACCAATCATTACTGACTCGAGGGGATTTATTGTCAATGGTGAGCTTAGCACCGCTATTATTGCAGACCCAGATAGCGTTACAATCCTTACCGATCTCTATGATAGAAATTACAACCCCCAATGGACTAACCTGCTTAAAGGTGACGGTGCGGAGAAACTTAAAGAGCCTTACATTACCTGCTTATTTGGTAGTTCCCCTGCTCACTTTTATGATTCAATACCACAAGCCAACATTGAAGGAGGATACATTGGACGTAATCTTGTTGTGTATGAGGAGAAGAGAGCGAAAGATTTGGACTTACTTGACAGTGAAGAGGAATCCATTGATGAAGATAGATTTACTAACTATATTGTTCCAACCTATGTTCCTCATCTAGTTAAGATAGCCGCTAACAAGAAGAAAATGATTCCAGACCTGAAAGCTAGGGAGCTATTCAATAGCTGGCGTAGGGAGTGGAGAGCTAATCAATCTATCTATAATGATAGGACAGGGTTTGTCAATCGAGTTCCAGACCATGTGCTGAAAATATCTATGTGCATTTGTCTAGCAAGATATGATTGTTGTGGAACTATCCTAGAGCCAGACGTCAAAGAAGCAATAGAGCAAGTCACAGGATTAATCTATGCTAGCCGCAAGGCTAGTGAAGGCGGTGGTCTTGACCCAATGGCTCAGGTTACCAAGAAGGTTGTGGACTATCTTATTAGCTCTGACAACCAAGAACTCACTAGGACTGAACTTCTGGTTAGAGGTTATGGTAATTTTGACAGCACTACTATTGATCGTATTATTGATACTCTCATGGAAATGAGATGGGTTAGAAGAACTAAGGTTGGTATTGGTAAGAATTCAGATTGGATGATTCATTTATCTGGTGAGCCACTTGAGAGCTATCTCAGATTCAGAGAGCTTCAGCAAAGGGCAAGGACATGAACATTGCTGATGTAAGACCTGGATTAGTGCTAAAGCTAGAAGAAGTCAGAGCTATTTATAGAATTATCAAATATGAATGGATTAATAGAGATGATGA